GAAAAGTCAACTACTAATTGTTCCATCTTGACTTCACTCCAAAATGTTTATAAGCCTTCTGCACACTTTTGGCTTGGAAATAACAATCCGCCAATGCATTGTGAAGTGACATCTGTATGTCTTTTCTTGGATCTTTTGGTAACATATTGAATAGAGTTCTTGAATCTCTAATTTGCCAATAGTTCCATGGGACCGGTTGTCCCAATTGAGCATACAAATTCTGTAATATGGCGTAATCAAAAAGTGGACCTTGGCACCATAATTCGTCTATGCCTACACACCATTTGTTTAATTGTTTTACCATACTGTTTAATGAAACTCTATCTTCATCTCCTAGTGCTTCATCTCTAATTTTTTCATCTTGTCGACCCCACCATTCTAAAGTGTTTTCATCAACATGACGACCCAATGCACTTTGTTCATCAACATCTACTCTTAGGTACAATCCTGCATTTGGTTCTGCATCTGAGTATGGATCAAATTTTATAGCACCCAATGTTAACAAAGTAGCATCTGGTCTGGTGCTCAATGTTTCCAAATCTATCATTCCGTGTGTAGACATCTATCCTCCAAAATCAAAAAGATTGTTAAATGTGTTATTACTTTCGGTTGACTTAATGTCCCAACCTAATACTCCAAGCAAGTTACCAAGTTTATTATCGATCACTGTGCTTTCCATTGTAGCATCATCAAATGGCAATTCTTTAAACCATTCTGGAATACGCAATTCATCTACAGGATACGCAACACTGGTAAAGTCTAATGGATTCTTTTTTAATTTACAAACAATTACTTTCATACCATCCATAATTTCTTGCGAATACTTGTCACTGTTCATACGTTTAAGTGTGTTCCAGTTAATACTTGCTCTTACGTGTCCAGGCATGTTTGCTTTGCCCAGTCTTGCTTCTTTTTTAGAATATTCACCTATGTTGTTTGCTCTACGTGGAGATCCTTTCTCCCAGCCTGGTCTTGTTTTAAACTCATTTCTGAATTGTGTAATTTTATCCAACACTTGTTCTTCTGTGTTATCGGACAACACCATTAATAGTAATTCAGATAAGAAGTTCTGAATATACACAGGTGTGTCTGATCTTTTTAAATCTAGTCCCATTGCTTTAATTTTGCCTGCCTTGCCGTCTTGATCAGCTCTAAATCCTTCTAAATCATAAATCAATATCGCATATCTTTTCTTTGTGATAAACAAGCCTGATGTTGCTACAGATTCTCTACCTGCTTGAATTACTTCTGCTCTTGATTTCAAACAGTGAAATGCCTGACCCATAAATTTTTTAAATGAATTGTTCACTTCTCCAGCAACTTGATCATATAGTTTTACAACACTTTCTTTTGTCCAAGGTATTTGTCCCGCATCTATTTCCTTTTTAAGAACTTCATATGCTGAAAAATAAGCCGAGTCTGTGTCACCATAAATTAATGCTTTGCCTACATGATCATACTCGCCAGTTATCACTTCATTGATCTTGGATGCCATGTGTTTAGATATCTGTCTGCCTGATAATGTTGTTGATTGTCCAATACGTTTGTCAAAGAATCTGCAACCTGGATTAAGAATAGCACCATACAAACTGTTCAAGTTAATCTTTTTAACCAGTTGCCTTTTATCCCAGAATTCCATTTCTGCTTCGTTCTTTGCTTCTTTGGCTTTCTTTAACATAGACTGCATATCTTTACGTTCACTATACCAACGTTTAAGTAATCCAGGAATAACACCTTCAAATTCGCTTGTGAATATTGTTCCATTTGCACTTATCATCATAGGATTATTACTATCGAAAATCATCTTATAGATTTCAGCACCACTCATTATGTCTACTTTTCCATCTTCCCAATCCACATTAATACTGATATCTTTTCTTTTTTCCATTACAGCGTCATATTCTAATGATCCAAAATGATTTTCCCATGCACCTGCAAATGATTTTTTTTGCAATGTCATTTGTTCATCAATGTATTCATCTGTGTATGTTGGTCTCAGTTGTCCCATTACACATTCAGGAGCCATGTTTAAAGCTCTAATCACAGACGGATACAGCGAATTAATATCCATCGAACCAATCCATTTGTGCAATCCTTTTTTAGGATATGCCACATAAGCACCTGCGGCTGATGTTGAGTTGTCATCTCTTTTTGGTCTATTTGGTACTTGTACTCCTCGTCTGTGTGCTTCATTTATAATTGCTTGTTCTGTAACTGCAACTGCACCCATAGTGGTTTGTAGTAAAACTGTGTTACTGTGTGCTAGTTCATTTGATAATGCTATGAATCTTAACTTACGATCCAACTTATCCAATAGTGCCACGTCTTGTCTGTTGTATTCTATGAATGTTCTAAAGTCTTGATTGTAAAGTTGATCTAAACTTCCTTCATACACAGTTTTAGTCTCACCTATTTCATGGTCACCAATAGCATCTAATCTATATGAATGTCGTTCTTCGTAAGTGTATTTTCTATAAAGTTCCAATGAGTCTAAATGTACTCTGCCAACTAAATCATAAGTTTCTTGTTCTCTACCATATCTTTCAAAAGTTCTTTTCTTAGGCATTTGTTTCCACAAACATAAACGTCTTGTGTCATCTTTGCTCATTACCTTTTTAATTCTGTTTATGATATATGGTAAGTCGTAACCTTCTGAATTCCACCCTGATATTACATCAGCGTCTTCAATAATATCTAAAAATGCTTTGATCATATCTGCTTCATCTTTATACAGATACACATTGTCTATGCCTTTTGTAGTTTCTTTGGCTTCTTCTATGCCCATTGTTTTAGGTGGTATGGCAAATGTAACCATAGTGCCTAACCATTGTAACGAAACGGTGATTGCTGTGATTGGCATAAAAGGATCACTGGGTTGACTAAATCCTCTTTCAGGATCATAATCTGTTTCAATATCAAAAAATGCTATATTTAAATCAGGAGCATCTTGATTAAGATAGTTTTCACTTAAACATTGAAAGATAGGATTTATATCAGATTCAAATAATGTTTTGTTTCTGTTAATTGCAAGTTCTTTGTGAAAATCTTTTGAGTTCTTTGAAACAATTCTACTTAAAGGTTTACCGGTGGTACTTTTAAACTTTCCACCTGGATCTTCATGATAGAATGTGTATTTGATTGGATATTCTTTGAATACCCTTTCTTTGTTTTGTCGTTCAACAACTCTGATGATGTCAGAGTTTCTGTCAAAATATCCGTCTATGTAACTCATTTATTCTCCTTTTTGTCATTTGTGGCTGACAAAATACCTAAAATCAATTGTGGATGATTCTTCCTTACTTTATATAATATAATAGTATACCTCCGAAACCCATTGCTGTCAATACTAAATTTGTTACAATCAGTGCCGGTTCTTTCCAAAGAAAGGATACTATTAACCAAATTATTCCACCCAAAGCCAAAAGCAATGGACCTACAGGATATAATTCAGGAAATCCTGCGTTTATAAAAGTGCCTATGATTAATACTGCGGTTGCTAGCCATTTTAGATTTTTGCCTGTTGTTACCTTTTTCATAAATTAATTTGTTTCATATCTATCAAATACTCTGTTGATTACATTGTTCACTCTTACAAAGTGTGCCGCTTTAGGCATATCTTTGATACGTCTTGCTCCAATATAAGTGCAAGTGCTTCTTACTCCACCTAATAACTGTTCAATAGTGTCTTTGACTAAGCCTTTGTCATCTAATACAACTGTTTTGCCTTCTGTGCCTCTGTATCCATCTTTTCTAGAACCATGTGTTGTGAATGCTGATTCAGAACTCATTCCATAAAAATATCTTTTACCATCTCGTAATTCAGTTTCACCTTCTTCATGTCCTGCCAACATACCACCAAGCATGACAAAGTGAGCACCACCGCTCAATGCTTTTGAAACATCACCTGGCTGAGTACATCCGCCGTCAGCAATGATATGTCCTCCAACTCCATTTGCCGCATCTGAACATTCCATAATGGCTGAAAATTGTGGAACACCTACTCCTGTTTGTGTTCTTGTGGTACATACTGATCCTGGACCAATTCCAACTTTCACAATATCAGCACCTTTAATAATTAATTCTTCAGTCATGTTGGGTGTGACAACATTACCAGCAATGATAACTTTTTCTGGATACTCGTCTCTAATTTTTGAAATGAAGTCTACAAAATTTTCATGATATGCGTTTGCAACATCGATAGTGATACAAGGAATATCTGGAAATGCTGACATCACTTGTTTAAGAGTTTGATAGTCTTGTGCATCTTTATCCCATATTGCTCCAGTACCAACACAAGCAGAAACATACTTAAATTTTAATCCTGTGCCTGCCGCTTGTTTCCAATCGTCTATGGTATAATGTTTTCTAATAACTGTGAGCATTTTGAATTCTTGCAACACTCTTGCCATTGAAAAAGTTCCTACCCCATCCATATTACTTGCCATGATTGGCACATATGTAAGTTCTTTACCACTGTTTTTAAATTTAAACTTTCTTAAGATATCAACATCACGTCTTGAACTTAACGTGGATCTTTTAGGTTGTAGCAATACATCTGAATAATCTAAATGTATGTTATAATCAATTCTCATTAAATTTTATTTTCTAAAGATTCAACGTCAATCCCTACCATTGTGTTCATGCCTGCAACAGGGCTAGTTTGCAATTCTAAATAATGCATCATGTTTTCTGGAGTAGATTCAATATAAGGATCGCTGTCCTCACCATCGTTGTTTATGCCTGGCTCTTGCCACCATGCTTCTACAACACCGTTGTTAATCACTGCCATATATCTCCAACTTCTATTTCCAAACCCCACGTGGTTCTTTCCAATCAACATTCCCATAAATCTTGTGAAATTACCTGAACCATCTGGAATCACTTTAACATTTTTTAATTTTAACGAATCTGCCCATGCGTTCATCACAAATGAATCATTCACTGAACAACAATAAATCTCGTCAATACCCATGCTTTTAATTTTGTCTGCATTTGATTCAAATCCTGGCAATTGTTTTGATGTGCAAGTTGGAGTAAATGCTCCTGGTAAACTGAATAGCACAACTCTTTTACCTGCAAAATAGTCTTGAGTTGTTTTGTCAGACCAACAACCTTCTTCAAATGTGCATCCACCATCTGGTGCAATATCGCCGTCTCTTACTCTAAATGTTACGTGTGGTATTTTAAATCCCTTCATCTTTGCTCCTTAATTCATAACCGCCAAAAAAGTCTGTAGCATTTATGGCTCTATCGTCTATCCAGACATCATAAACTGGTTTTTTCATTGTGATTGAACTGTGTTTAACATTCCAATCTTTTAGTTGTTGATGTGTAAGTTCAGTCCAGTCTTTGCCTGAGTTACCACCTCTTGCTGTCCAATAATGAATTTCGTGTCCTTTATCATACAGTGCATTTAGTTTTGCTATGCGAACAAGATCTGGTTTACTGTCTACATAGTTGCTATTTTCATTATAGCAAATTGTTCCGTCAATGTCAACCATATATTTCATTACCAATACCTCATTGCTATACCAAACCCAAGAATATTCATACAAAGGAAATAACTAACCAACATTGTGGGCCAGACTAATTTTCTTCTGTAAAAAGTGAATATGGCTAGTGCTGAACCTATTATGAAAAATGGATAGACCATACGCATATCGGGGTTGGTGGCATTGAGTGCCAACGTCATACTTGCAATAATATTCACAAGTGTGCTGATCATTTCTAACCAAAAGCACAATTTGTCTTGCTTGTATGACTCTTTAAAGTATCTAACTATTTTATTTGTCTTTGCCAACTGCAATAATTAGGTTTTCTAATGAATCAAAATCATCAGAATATTTGTGCCATTCACCTTTGTGTGCAATTTTAATTGCTTTATTAATCAATGATGGTTTAACTTCTAATTCTTCTGCCACTGCTTTCACAGTATCTTTTAAGCCTCCACTTAAATCTTCAACTTCACGTAGCACATTGGCTCCTTCATCGATGATTCTTTTAAGTTTTGCTTGTTCTTCTGGTCCGTATGTTCTTGCCGACATTTTGTTCTCCTTGTGTTTTGTATGGGCGACTTGTGCCGCCCTTACATAATTATTTGCTTTCTAAGTAAGCATCCAACGTCTTCTGGAATTTACCTGCGTGTGACTTCTCTGCTTTGGCTAGTGTTTCAAACCAATCAGCAATTTCATCAAAACCTTCTTCTCTAGCAGTTCTTGCCATACCTGGGTACATGTCTGTGTACTCGTGTATTTCGCCTTTCACTGCGGACTTAAGGTTGTCTTCAGTTTCACCCATTGGTTCACCTGTTGCAGGATCTCCAACTTCTTCTAAATATTCTAGATGTCCGTGTGCGTGTCCTGTCTCACCTTCTGCTGTGCTTCTAAATACAGATGCTACATCAGGTGCTCCTTCGATATCTGCTTTTTGAGCAAAGTAAAGGTATCTTCTGTTTGCTTCTGATTCACCAGCAAATGCGGCTCTCAAATTATCAGAAGTCTTTGTTCCTTTTAATGACATACTATTCTCCTTGTAAAGTCTAATTATACTTACTTTTTTTCAAGAAGTCAAGTTTATTTTTTGGCTGGGCTGTCTTTTTCTTCGTAGAAGTAATCGTCGGAATCACCAAAAGTTACAGTGCTTTCGTTTTCGCAGAAAAACTCTTTGGTGCTGACTTGGAAGTCTGGTTTTTTTAATTCAGATGCTGTTAATGATTGTTCGTACCAAAGCATTCTGTTGTTTGGTTGTGCAAAGTATTGTCCGTTTTCCAGCCTACCAAAGTTATGTTGTTTGTGCTCGCTGGGCACTTCAGATACTCCGGTGTTGACTGTGTTGGGATCTCCGTGACAAGCATCAATGGTGAACAAATATTCGCCTTTCATTCTGCCGCCACCCTTCAACATAATTTCTACATCACAATTTTTCAACATGGCTTTGGTCCATACTTGTATATTAGAACTGAATGAATCCCAAAGTTCAAGTGTACCTAGCGGAAGTTGATCTTCTTCTTTGATGTCTGTGTGCCACACAAATGCTGATATTGGAAACTTGTCATAACAGGCACCATACTCTGGCAAATATGCTTCAAACATTAATGCTCTACCCTGTACTGATTTGACTGCTATAAGAACTGCTTCGATGAATTCACCATGCCCACGTTGAAAGTCGTGTACGTATTCTTTTTTGATCCAACATTTGATGTATGGTATATTTGCAACAAAGTTCAAGACACAGCCCTCTCATGGTTTGAATAATAACTGTGTGTATTTATTGGATTTTTATTTTTTTTTGATTGGAACGCAGTTGTCTACTGTTTTGCCACCTTTTTTCTTGGTGCCCATTCGCTTGTAACCTTTCCAACATACTTTACCATCTACACCTTTTTGCTTTTCTGCTTCGCCCAGTGTTTCCCATGTTGGTTTATTACACTCTTTACAAGTTTTTGCGGATTCTTTTAATTTAGATTCAAGTTTATTTGCTAGTGATTCTTTATAGTTGTGTGCATCATGTGAACATTTACATGCTGGCTTTGGACTTTCAATATTACAACCACAATGTTCGCACATACCTTTTGCTTCATTTGTGTCAATTGGTTCAGCCATTGCAGAATCTGTTCCAGACATCATTTCAAATTCCATGTAATGTTTTACAGAACTTAGATAATCTGCCGCTTTGGTGATCTTTGCTTGTACCCAACCTTCTAAGCCTTGTTGTTCAGATACGTTTTTCAACATGTCATGCAGTTTGATTGAATATTTTGCCGCTTTGTACAAATCTGATCTTGCCATTTGCACTTCATGATCTTGCTCTACTTTTTGAGCCATCAGTGCTAGGTCTTCTGTTTGTACATCTTTTTTAGAATCTTTTTTAGGACTTTTACCGTTCTTCTTTGCTAATGCGTCAATAGCCGCTTGTGGCATTTTGCCTTCTTTAGCAACGTCTTTTTTTGTTAAATCTGAATGTTTCATAGTAATATTTATCTTTTTATTGGAGCACCAAAAAGTGAGGTACCTGTCATATCTAGAGCATTGTCAGTTGGTTTCTGCATTTTTGCTTTAGGTGGCATTGATGAAGCACCTTTTTTGCCATAGGCATCACGTGCTTTTTTGTTGCCTATCGCTATGTGTGGATTAGCCACTGATGCAACACTGCCAGCCGATGTGGCTCCTGCAGATGCTACTTCTGATATAATGTCTCTGATACGCATAATGTTATTTACCGTGTTTGTGTAAATTCTTTACACGTTTGGATGTTGAATATTTGGCATGTGGCACTTTAAGGTTCTTTTTACCGTATATGTCGCCCACCTTGTGCGTGTATACCAGCATTTCAGGATCCAACCCATAATGATAGTCCACACGGGCTTCTACCATTTTGAAATCCTTGTAACGCATGATACTATAATAAGTTTTTTAGATGTGCAATAGCATTATCGATGATTGCTCTTTCTTCATAACTACCACCTGCTCCAACTTCAGAGTCGCCAGATTTTAATGCATCTAAACCTTCTACATATTTTTCTTGTGTAATACTGTCAGATTCAAATCTGCTTTTTAATGATAATAGTGAAGAAGCAGTTTCTTTACACCAACCTTCTCTTGTATCACGTGCATTGATTAATTTATTTAAAAATTCAGCCATTTTATTCCTTTTTTGTTTATTTGTATGTATTTAACCTTTTTTACGTCCGCCCTTCATGTTGGCGCACCAATGATACATTTTAGCCTTCTCTCCAGATGCGTTTTTAGCCTTCTTACGCAATGAAGTTACTGTGCCATTACAACTGGCACCTGATTTCTTTACTCTGCCTGGACGGCTTTTGCCTTTTACTTGACCATCAGCAAAATTTTCGTTGGCTTTATTGTTACCCACATTTTTAAAACCAAACCTATTATTAGGACCATATCCTTTTTTATGTATTAATCCTTGCGGCTTAATTGTTTGAGGCATGATAATCCAATCAGTAATGATGTCTCTTATCTTCATCTCAGTTTAGGTGGATGCCCTTTTTTGTCTATTTTGAATCCAAACTTTGCCGCTTGACGTTGTGTTTCGCCTGGCTTAACATCTGCAGTTGTGTTCTGTTTAGTAATGATTCCGACACCTTCTTGTTTTGTTTGATATTGTTTTGTGTATGCTTCTAATTCTGATTTAACTTTACTTAACGAATCTCTGTTTGCTTGATACAGTATTCCAAAGCCACCAGCACTTTGCCATTTTTGTATGTTGATAGGTCTATCGTCTATCAGTATGTTGGGCTGTTTGGTTTGTTTGTTTACAGCATACGATTCTTTTCTACCAGTAATAATTATTTCCTTAGGTTGTTCAATATTTTTACTAATCCAAACCTTTTTCCATTTTGCTGAATTCTCATTGTCTCCTCTTAACGGTGAAGAACAAATACTAAAAGTTCCATCTGTGAAATCTTTCACCATCTTAATTAATTGATCTGTACTTGCAATTTTTGGTAAAGTTTCAAAAAAGTTTGTGCCTGTGATTCGTTTGATCACATCTGCTTTTAAATCTTTAGTTCTATCCGATGTAAGTTCTTTCCAGTGTTTAACACCGTACAATTTTTCTATACCACCGAAGAAGTCAGCCATAACTCCATCCATGTCTAAATATACAATTGGTTTCGTTTCCATATCTTCATTATACAACTTTTTGTTGTATTTGTCAATATTGGAATCTAATTCCAAAATACGCATTAATTAAAACCTAAATGTGTAACTTCTGGGTATCGTTGTTTGATTTTTCTGGCAAGTTCGTTGTGGAGTTTAATCTGTTGGTTCATGTGACCTTCTGGTTTTCCACCCGATATCATTGTAGGACCACCTGGTTCTTTGTCCACGGTAGTGTCTTGTTTTGGTGATTGTTTGTCTATGTGTTTTTTCAACCACTGAGTTGTTACACCAATAAACTCTTCCACAGGCACAGCACTCATTTCTTCAAAATCTGCACTGTAACCAAGTCCAGTTAAAAATTCTCTCATGCTGGCATTACTCATGTAAGGAGTTTCCAACTCTTTATCTTTTGCCCACGCCATTGGAAATTCATACACAGTATGCTTTTCGCCATCAAAATCTTTTTCAGTTTTAAAATAAGGAATCATATTAGCACCTTCTTTAACTGAATCTTCAGTTGCGACTGCATCTCTCATTCTCACATTCTTAAGGCCCATCTTTTCCAACTTCTCAGGCATCTTTGTGACTATGAACTTACCACCTGTGTCCTGCTCGTCAAACTCGTAGCCTGCTGTTGTCATTAAATCTTTGATAGCAAAGTTTCCATCAGATGAACCAAATCCTTCTCCATCTGGCCAGTCATCATAATTTCGTTCTACTTCCTCTCCTGCCGCTTTTAATTCTTTTGCGTAAGCCGTGTATTCTTCTGCTGATATGAATTTTCTCATCACAGCCAGTCTCACAAGGTCCATACCTGATCCAAACGGTGCATCTTCTTTAACTGAATCTTCATTGTCTATAGAAGCCGCTACTGCTTGAGGTTGTTGTCCAGGTTGTTGTGTAGGTTGTTGTCCTTGATCTGGACTTAAATTTATTTTACCAAGTTCGATAGCAATTTTATTTAGATTTCCTTTTAATGTACCTGGACTAACTTTTTGTCCTGCTGGAAACATTTTTTTTAAATCTCCTTGAGCATCCATTCTTTTAAATGCATCAGGGTGTCTAGGCGCAACGTACTTTCTTAAATATGCTACAACTAAATCTGCAGGATATCCTTGAGATACATCTGTTTGATTTAAACCTGCTATTGTAACAATATCTTTGTAAAGTGTTTGTGATTGAACTTTTGCTTGATCATCTGCGGAAATTTTAGATGCTGTTGCTGGATCATACAATGCTTTAATTTGATCTGGTACAATTTTTCTACCTGCCGCTTTTAAAGTGTCTAACCAACCTTCATCCAGATAAGTTCCTTCATTAGTTGATTCGTTTTTAATATCGTGTGATGCCAACACCATGCTCATCGCATCTGCCAGTCCAACTTTGTCCATGTTCATCTGCTCTAAGTCTGACGTGTCACCGTGGTCATTGAACACCGCCATGTATTCTTTTGCTTTCATTGGATCAAATCCTGCCTTGTTTAGGATGTCCTCGCTTCTGTAGTCCAGGTCTTCCTGCACCGCTGATTCTTTTTTGCTGACTTGCACTGTGAATTTATCTCCATCATACTCTACATCTTGTCCAGAGATCAGTTGATACATCTTTGCCAACAGTCTGTTGTCGTATTCAGGTTTGCCCTGACCTTTTTGAGGTTCTTTAATTTTGTTGGCTAATATTTGTACAAATGCTGTTTTGTCCACAACCATGGATCCTTCGTTGGTTGTTTGTAGTGCTTTTGCAACACTGGGGTGATCTGCTAGTCCAGGAGCAATTTTGTTAATCACTTCAACAGCACCTGTCATGTTACCACCTTTGTATTTAGGATTGTTTAAAACCCCATACGCCATTTTAATTTCTTTATCACTAAAGCCCATGTTGTCTTCTGTTCTCAATGCTGATCTTTTGTATCCTTTTTGAATAAAATCGTTTTCACGTTCTGCTGGAATCATTATGGTTTTCCCATTTTTATGAACATACAACGATTTAACTTCAGCACCCATTCTTTTTAAGTCAGTTGCTTGTACACCGTCTTCTGTTTGAGATTTGCCTTTTTGAACTCTATCAAAATAGTGTGAACTCATGTTTCCGTAGCCATGTCTCCATGCCATCTGTCTCAAAGTCTTTTCGTCTGAATCTTTAAATCTATCTGCCAGTTCTTGATCAGTCATGTCAGCATATCTTTGTTTGCTTTTGATAACTGATGCTGGCATTCTTTCTTGAACGTTGTCTTCTGTTTTTAAATTTTTCTCAGCCCATCTATGTAATTCTTCTTTTCTTTTGGCTATTGTTGCTTGTGTTCTAGCATCACTCATTCTAGGATCTTTTTGAATGTCTTGTAGTGAAGCCATTTTGGCTTTGTAATCTTCCCTGTCTTTTGGATCAGGTTGATTTGCTATTTTAAATTCTACTAAAAATAAATCTCTTAATTTCATTTCTTTCTACTCCTAAACTGTACAGGTCCAGTCATGTATGGTTTGGAAAACCATAATTTAAACCAATCCGGATCTCCGGGTTTTAAGCCTAGTTTTCTTTCCTTTTGCTTTAAAGCAGTAGCAGTCTGACTAATGTTTTCGCCCATGGACGGTTCATTACCCTCTGTGCCAATGCCTGCCAAACGTTTTAAATCGCTTATGTTCATATTTATACTGTTACAGGATTTAATTTAAGTCCTGTTCTCACCTGATTATACATTTCTTCTGCTGTTTTAGGGTCTATGGGTACAGCATTTATAAAAGTTCTTTTGTCTCCACGAGCGGCTAAATCACGCATTTTTGAAGCACTCATGCCTTCAAGACCTTGTGCATCTGGATCTCTTTCACCTGCACTCACTACTTTTACTGAATTAAAGTTATATTCTTTACCATTGTACTTGTTTAATAATTCGTTGAATTGATTTACTCTGTCAGAACCTGCTACATATATGATATCTGTGTAACCCATTTGTTCTAATTTTTTCATTGCTTCAACCCATGTTCGTACTGCTTTATCTCCCACTTTGATCATTGGAAACATTTTTTGAGCAAAGGTTAATTTTTGTGCAAATGTTAATGGATCAGTTTTTTCATTTTGAGTGTGTGTTATAAAGATATAAGGGTCGCCTATCTGTGCTTTGATAACTTCACCTATCTTTTTGTGTCCTGCTGTTGGAGGATTCATTCTTCCAAAGGCGAATACAGCAGTTTTATTTGGTGCTTCTAGTATCTCTGTGATCAGCATGATTACTTCTCATTTTCTTTTTCAGAATCTATTATTCTCTGCATCAACAAAGTTTTATCTTGTGTAGTTATTTGATCTGCTATCTGTTTTGGAATCTTGTATTTTGTGCAATATTCATTGATGCACGAATCTATCAAAGGCATAACTGCTTCATTATCGCCTGCTTGTTTGCACTTGTTCATTGTAGGATAATAATTTTTTCTATAAAAATCATCATCGTTAATCATGTAAAAGTACATATCATCTAATAGATCATAATCTAAAGTAGGTTCTTGTTCTATCTGATTGAATTCGTTCAGTCTTACCATTTTCTGCAACTCCAATATCTTGCTTTGGTTCTAGGTCCTGGACTAGCACAGTTGTGCCTTGCTCTAAATGATCTACGTCTTGCTGGATTAGATTTTTTAATTCTCATGTTAGGATCACCAAAGTTTACTTTTTTAACATTTTTAGTTTTTGGATCACGAACATACACTTTAAACTTCTTAACATCACCCTGCATTGGTTTACCAAGTTTTACTTTACGTCCTTGATATTCTGCTTCGTCTAATGAGTCATCTTCATCAAACCACATGTCACCATATGCTTCAAAGAAATCTTCACCATTATATGTTTCTTCCATAGGATCATTGTTACTCACTTCAACAACATAGTCTTTTAATCCTTGTTTGTTGTAAATTAACTCTAAGTCTTCAACAAAGTCATCTGATTCTTCAACATCTAGTTGTCGGTGTAACTCAACAGTTAATACATTTTGTCCATCGGTGTTTTCGTATGTGGTGTATTTTGTTTCGTCCTCCAACAAACCGATTGTGCTTAAATTGATTGCTGTGTTAATTTCATCTTCTGTGAAAGGTGTATCTTTAATTATGTTTATATAGTGATGCATAGTTTAATGATTTAATAATATACTGTTAATTGTTCCGTCAGTGTAAGAAACACTTGCTCTTAACCACACAAAGTTTCCTGTAAAATTGTACACAAAAGCACCGTCTTTACCGGCAGTTGTACTGTCGTATAAAGCACCATCAATATCAAACCAGTCAGTGGTTGCTGGTGTTGTTGCTAGAGTACCTTGCATTTGTATTGTTCCTGCAACGCCAATAACATTGATTTGAACTGTGTGGAAACCATCGGATCTGCCGTAGTAACCATCACCTTTAAAATTTTCACTCACAACTGTTGCAACCGTACTATCTCCCGGGTGTGTTGTTGCTGATAATATTATTTCACTTGTTGCTGGCATATGTGTATATTTAGCCTATTGGGCGGTTTGAATGATTAGGCTTGTTTTTCAAGCAGTTTAACACTGTTACCAAGGTCCAATGCCAATTTTTTATCTTTCACTGTGACCTTTACTATACCGCCGTTTTTAAGCGATCCAAACAGTAGTTCTTTTGAAAGGTCTTTCTTAATCTTGTTGTCAATTAATCTTTGCATAGGTCTTGCACCCATCTTAGCATCGTATCCGTTTTCTACTAGATAATCTATTGCTTCGTCAGTAAGTTCTAATGTTACATCTTTTTCTTTTAACTGAGTTTTTAATTCAAGCATAAATTTACCAACAATTTTGATCAGTACTTCTTTAGCAAGTTTTTTGAATACAACAGTACCATCTAATCTGTTTCTAAATTCAGGAGCAAAGTAACGTTTTATATCCTTATCATCATATGCTGAATCTTTTACAGTGTTAAAACCCATTACATTTTTATCATTTTGTTCAGCACCAAGGTTAGTGGTTAGAATCAGCACAATATTTTTAGCACTTGCTGTTTTACCATTATTACCTTGTATTGAACCTTCGTCCATAATTTGTAATAGTATTTGTGAAACATCTGGATGAGCTTTTTCTATTTCATCTAATAATAATACACAGTTCGGATACTCTTGTAATTTAGTAATTAATAATCCTGCACTATCTTCAAACCCTACATATCCTGGAGGTGAGCCAATTAGTTTTGCTACTGCATGTTTTTCTTGATATTCTGACATATCAAACCTAACCATTTTTACTCCCAGTTGTTCGGATAACTGTTTAGCAGTTTCTGTTTTACCACAACCTGTCGGACCCATGAATACAAATGATCCAATAGGTTTATTGTCACGTTTTAATCCTGCTTGAGCAACTAACACTTTGTCTATTACCATGTCTATTGCTTCATCTTGACCATACACATTGGCTTTCATGTTTTTTGATAAATTAGCAAGATTACTTGATTCTTTTTCAGCAATATTTTCTATAGGCATTTTAACTAACTTGGACAATTCATACTGAATTGATTCTTCGTTTACAACTCTGTCAGTTTGTTTTTCTTTTAGATTAAATCGTGAACAAGCCAAATCAATTAAATCTATTGCTTTGTCTGGTAATTTTTTGTCTGTTTGATATTTTATACTTAATTTTACAGCAGAAGCAATTGCATCATCTGTTATAGTTGCGTTGTGATATTCTTCATAGTATTTTTTAAGACCTTGTAATATTTCTAATGCAGTTGTTTTGTCTGGTTCGTCTACAGTTATTCTAGCAAAACGTCTCATTAATGCTCTGTCTTTTTCAAAATACTTTCTGTATTCTTCCCAAGTTGTAGAAGCAACCACTTTAAGTTCACCTTTAGTTAATACCGGTTTTAAAAGATTAGCCAAGTCGTTAGCAGTATTTCCGCCACCACCTGCACCTGCACCTGACATATTGTGTGCTTCATCTATAAAACAAATTGCTTTACCTTTTTTCTTTAAACCGTTTAATACCATTTTAAATCGTTCTTCAAAATCACCACGATATTTAGAACCAGCCAACATTGCACCTATATCTAAATTATAAACTTCGTAGCCTTTTAAAAAGTCTGGACAAGTTTCGTTAACAATATTAAATGCAAGTCCTTCAGCAATGGCAGTTTTACCAACACCAGGATCACCAACAAGTATTACATTGTTTTTCATTCTACGTCCAATAGTTAATGCTATTTGATTTAATTCGTCAATTCTTCCTATTACAGGATCAATTTTTTTCTTCTTAACTTCAGCATTAAGATTTGATGTATATTTGTTAAGTGCTTTTTTAGTCTCACTTTCATCTATTTCGTCTTCAAACATTTCTGTTATTTCGCTGTGTAGATAATCCATAAACTTATCCTTATCAACTTTTGCTTCAATTAGATAATAGTATGCCCAACTCTTTGTTTCACTCATTAAACTTAAGAATACATCTGTTAAATCTATGTTAGTCCTACCACTAAACAACACCTGAGTAAATGCTCTGTTAAGTACTCTTTCCACACTGATAGTTTTTTTAGGCTTGTACTTGACTGCTGTTACTTTGATACCCTCTAATTTATGATCTAAGTAAGTTATTAAATGTGATTTTAAACTGTCTACATCAGTGCCATATCCTTTTAAGATATCGTAAAATTTTTCATCTTCACACATAGAGAACAACATGTGTTCAAGAGTAACATATTCATGTTTGTGAGTTTTAGATAACTTTACTGCTCTATCGAATACACTTTGTAAAGCACTACTAGGTTCAACCATTAATAAATCCTTTTAATATTTTTTCTTGTTTCTTTTTTGCCATATCCAAACGCATTTTTGAAACTCTTTGATCAAAGGTAATGCCTTGAAGATGATCGTATTCATGTAAAAAAACTCTTGCATGAAAACCTTCTAACTTAATTATACATTCTTTTTGTTGTGTGTCAAGGTATTTTACTCCCACTATGTCTGGTCTTTTAACTTTCATAAACAGTCCAGGAAAACTTAAACAACCTTCCATCATTTCCACTTGATTTGTACTTACTTCAGTTATCAAAGGATTAATAATGGACATAGGTTTATCTTCACCCATAATAAAAATTTGTGCATCTATGCCTACTTGGTTTGCGGCTAGTCCTACACCTTCGTATTTTTTCATTATATCAAACATTTCAGCAGATATCTTTTCAGCATCCATTTTTGTAAAATCAAAGTCGTTAACTTTTTTTTCTAAAAAATCGTCTGGTGCTTTAATTAATTTCATTGCGTATCCTTGTTAATGTTTCTACCCATTCTTGTTTGCTTACTGACGGTATGTCTGCTTGAATTGTCAAATAAATGTTTCCTCTACCACCGCCTCTTGTTGGAAGACCTTGTTCACCAATACTTAATACAGTTCCGGGTTGTGTGCCTTTAGGAACTGTGATTGCTAAATTTCTTCCTTCTAGTGTTTTAACAGTTTGTTTTGTGCCTAACATCAAATCAAACACATTTACTCTTTCAATACAATGTAAGTTTATACCGTCTCTTGCCCATTTGGCATGTGGTCTAATTTTAATTCTTACAAGTAGATCTCCTCTAGGTAAGTTCTTTTGTAAATCATCTCCCAATGAAGGAAACTTTATTGTGCTGTTATTTTCAATACCTTTAGGCAATGTTAAATTTACACTTTGCTCACGACCATCTGTTAATCTGTAAGAAGCAACTAATTCTTTACCTTTTAAAACATCTTCCAGTTCTATTTGTGCTTCTATCACAATGTCTCTATTTCTTCTATGTTGTTGTCTTCTAAATGGACTAGCACCACCTCCAAAAAATTGATTAAACACATCTCCTACATCTTGTGGAAAATCGTCTGCTCTAAATTCGTATGAACGGTTTCCTCCTTGATTCTGTCCTGGACTAGTACCAAATCTGTCATAGTGTGTTTTCTTTTGTGGATTTTTAAGTGTATCGTATGCTTCATTCACTTTTTGAAATTGAGCACCATCACCACCTTTGTCAGGATGATGTTTCATGGCTTGTTTTTTATATGCCTGTTTGATTTCTGATTCTGATGCGTTTCTATTGACGCCTAGTGTTGTATAATAATCCATATGTTTAATATAGTGTTTCTTTTTTAAATGTCAATAGTATTTAATGTTTATAAAGTCACACCTATATTGTATCGGATTTTGGCTTAAAAGTCAATTGATTATTTGTTTGATTTTGCTCTTGATCCAGTGTATAAACCAAACCATGCCGCACCTGCACCGACCACTATAGAAACAAGTCCTGATTGTTCCATTGTGGGAGCAGGCATTTCCATGTACCAAACTACCACTTTGTACAACAAATAAATGTAAGTTGTAATGAATACTCTTGGAAAAATTCTCCAAGCATCGACGGCTCTTGCCAAATGAATGAGCCAAGCAAAAGGGTTTGGTCCTAAATCTTTTATACTAGTATCTACTTCTAATTCCACAGAAACTTTTTTCGTCACTGTATTTTTATCTACTGGTACTACCAATTTATCTTCTTTTAAGTCAGCCATTATTTTATACCTTCGATCTTTGCATCTCTTTTTCTGTGACCATTCCAAGCCATGAAGCCACCTATTCTCAATGACCAGTATGCCAAGTAGTTCATGGTGAAGAAACCGTTCACGATGATGTTGATGTCTCTGAATATCTCGTCTGCTCTCGCTTGCGTGATTTCACCCATTGTATCTTTTTTGCTGATTTTTAAAAGTGTTTTGTATTTGTATGCATAGTCATGAACAAGTCCACCTATTAACAATACACCAACTGGTGAGAAAAAAGGTCTTAGAAACTTAGGTATGCTCGCACCATCAAATTGGAAACCTGCTGGGATCACATATTCTCTTCCATCGATATTGTATTTCCAGTCGTCTGTTAGTACCCAATTTCTTGTCGATAGCAACCACATCACGATTGCTTTCCAAAAACCTTTGCCTTTGGTTGCGATTGGTACAGGTTGCAATTTTGGCATTCCTTTGTAATTGAATTTTGTTTTTACTTTTCCGTAGTTGTCGTCGAAGTGATTAATTGTTGCCGCTACTATTACAACAGCGATCAATATTGACCATTGCCAAAATTTTACTGCTAGTGCTATGATATCTAATCCAAATATTTCCATTTTAATTCCTTTTTAATATACGTATTTATTCAATGGCACCTTTGACAACGCCCTCAGCGACCAATCTCTTCCTGTTCTTCATGTGTTGTTTCTGTGTGTCTGCTTTCGCACCGCCGAAGTATGGCACTGCGTGTCCAGACTTGCACATGATCTCAGTTACTTGTTTGCCGTCCACAAGGAAGTCACCCAGCACTCTGCCAAACTTGCCCTTCATGTCCTCGCCTTTTTTACTGATTGTTGTCTGTAACACAGGGTTAGGTCCAAGCAGTGATTTAAGTTTGGCTTTTGCCGCCAATCCAAATTTCTTCTCTATCTTGTCTCTGGTTCTTGATTCTGGTGTGTCTATGCCCATGATTCTCACACGTTCATTCATCTGCCAAATTCCAAAGCCTAGATCGATGTCAACGTCTACTGTGTCTCCGTCTACCACTCTTCTTAATTTACATCTGTATGTCCACATAATTTACTTTTTCTTTTTCTTTTTCTTAAAGGGATTTGATGGTTTTTTTATTTTTTTGAATGGAGCCGCGATTGCTTTACCTGCCGCCTTGCAGGCATTTGCCGCTGGTCTCGTGTCAACTGTGATGCTGGGTTGTAGTGTGATACCAACACCAAGTGCCAGTTTAACATCTGCACCCACTGTCAGTTTGCCGTCTTCCACTGTTGCACCGCCACCTACTTTGGCACCGATCTGTGGACCAACTGAAACTTTTGCACCAACAGACGCATTGTTTCTTTCGCCACCAACTGTGGTACTTGCTCCCACTTCAGCACATGAACCTGCTATTGCACCTGCTTCACCTTTGGCACCGTTGGTTCCTATCTGTCCTGAAACTCCCACGTCTGAATAAACTTTTGTTCCTGCGTGTGCTTCTGATTTGACTCCAACTCCACCAACTTTGGTTTCATTCTCTACGTTTGAGTATGCTCCCACTTCTGCATGAGCACCTACACTGGCACTTGCGTTGCCTTTTTTTGCTTTTGCTACTGCACCTGCTTCTGTTTCTGCGTATGCACCTGCGTTGGCTGTTGTGCCTTTACCTAGGTTCTTTGATGTGTCTGCGTTTGCTCCAGCCTTCGCTGAACTCTTTGTTGTCTTTGCTTTTGCTTCTGTTGCCATGTTACTCCAATATTATTGCTTTGATTGATTTCTGACCCATGTATATTTCCGTCTCTGCTTTGGCTTTGATACACTGGTACTTGACGTTTGCATTGTATTGTCTTTCTGCTGTACGTTTACCCCTCAAGCATTTCGCCATGCTTTCTTGAATTCTGTGTTCCTTGATCTCTCCGCCAACAAACATCAACAATGCGAATACTGTTTCTATCATTAGTGTGCGTCTCCGTTACCGTTTGTGTACTTGATGTCTCTGTCAGCGTCTTTCAATTTCTCGATGTTGATCACTGCCTTGTCCATCTGCTCATTCAAGAACTCTATGTTAATCTTGTTGTTGGACATTGCATCCAAGTGTTTTTGCATTCTCTCGAAACTCTTGTAGAGGTCTTCTATCAACATGAACTGTTCTATGTCCTGTGAACTTTGACCCAACTCACCTCTAGGATACTTGATCCTGAATTCGTTGTTCTTTTCAATGTCTGCTGTGAGTTGCTCTTCGGCATGCTCTAAATCTTTCATCAGCGATGCGTTTTGCATTTCCAACAGTGTCAATCTTTCCACCAGGCCGAAATATCCCCAAACTCCAATCGCAACTGCACCCAGGATAGAAATTAAATTCCGCATAGGCATTGATATTGATGTGCTATCGCTGATCTTCATAATAGCAGTATTTATTCTGAATTACCAGTGTTTTCGTAGTACTTCTTGTATTCTTCTAAGAGATTGTTGGTTTCCTGCAGTTTTTGTCGGATCTGTGCGAAGTTTCTGGCTAATACTTGATAGTCTTTGTCTGTCAGTCCAAACAGCACGGGGTCTATGCCCGCCTCTTCTAGTTTCTTAAATACTTCTTGTGCGTTCTCACTTGTGATTATAATCCATTTTAATTCTTCCAGTTGTAGTGCTGTTGGCATTGGATAGTCCAATTTCTCTCTAGGTTTTTCAATAGAGAATATTTTGATCTTCTTTTCACCACCGATGCTACAACCAGTGAGTAATATGATTATTGCTAGTACAAATATTTTATTGATATGGTACATAATTTGGATTCGCGAGCGCCGGGCACTCTGGGTTGATTTCTGATTTTAATGTTGCTTTCAATTCTTCTGGTGTGTGTTCTGCACCTGATGCCAGTTCAATACATCTTGCGGCATTTACTCCGCCCTTGTTGATGATCCTCTCAATGGCTTCTGTTCGGCTTATTGCCAGTTTGCCAATGTCTCTGTTTTTCTTTGTGAATCTTTTATCCAAGTCTTCAAGGTCTTTCTTGAATGTGCCTATTAAAACATTTAATTTTTTATTGCTTTCCAAGATGGCAGTGAAGTCTTTCTTCTGCTGTTCCAACACTTTGTTCTGTTCAGTGATAGCAGTTTCTAATTTGTCTTGGTTGGCTTTAAGAATAGCATTGTCGGCTCTTAATTTCATTACGTAGATACCTGCTCCTGATATACCAAGAATCATTAGCACAGTGATAATCATCTTTATTTTACCAAAAATCATTCTGTCTCCAATTCACCTTTACGACAAGTTCTACAAACTTCTATTTTGTATTCTCGACCATCGTAATCTTTTTCTGTTCTGTACAGAGGACCGTCATGTGATTCGTTCCCGCAGTTTAAACAATGTTGTATTTCTTTTGTAGTCATAATATTATATGCTACTATTTATCATTGGAAAAATGGATTATTCAATCAATCCAGGCTTGTAGACTGTTTTACCGTTTTCTTTCATGGCTGTGAGACTTTGTTTTCTGTTGCCTTCACCTATATAACTTACATGAACCCAACCCGAATCAGGTATGCCCGGAGTGTAAAATTCTAATATCAATTGATCGTAATCCAGTGTGTCTTCAATAAACTTTGCCACTGTGTAATTAGATGTGCCTGGACATTCTATGTCCACTGCTTCACCTTTACAATGCTGTGACTTGCTGGATCCACCCACTGCTTCATTCAATGCTGGTCCTCTGTATCCAGAGTTAATAGTGGTTACACCAAATTTTTCTCTTACAGGCTGTACCACATTTTCAAATAGTGATTTTGCCTTTGCTAGATGTTCTTCTCCAGGTGTATTGTCCAATCCTCGTCTTGTTGCTGTTTGACTTTTGGTATATTCTTGTAATGTAAAATTTTTAGATAGTCTCATATTTTTTTTCTAGTACCACGCAGTGACCTTTGTTTTCAAATACTAATTTGTTACCAAATTTGGTAATGTTGTAATCACCTACATACTTACTTAAGAATATGACTTCTGGGAAGGCTTCGATTTGGATTGATTCTTCTATACTTTCAATTATTTGTGTTTTGAATCCCATATCCACAAATTCAAATATTAAAGAATCAGCATATTTTTTGGTTAGAATCACAGTGTTGCCTTCCATGTACACTTCATCAATGTAACTGTCAGCAAAGAAGTTCTTGTAGTTCTCCATCTGAGTTTCAGTTGTTTTGATATCATATGCACCTGGGTCTAACGGCAATTGTTCATTGATGCTAGATTCATCTGCTGAGTGACTTCTAAAGTTTTTGTAATATCTAAAACGTAAATCTTCTTGATTTGAAATCTTTTTTATGCCATCTAAAATTTCTATTATTTGATCTGGTGATTTTTTTGAACGTTCAAGTTCAACAAACACTCTATATTTTCCGTCTGATTGTTCACCTGATGTTTGATCAGCATCTAACACAAAGTCATATCCTGTTTCAATAAATTTTACTAAATCTCGTGCAGGTTGATCTCCTTTCACAGCAAAACTTAATGTAACGATATCTGCATCATCTCCCATTTTTGATTTGTAAGAATCAATTTCAAAAACGTTATCGATGGTGTATTCTAAATCGTTCTGTCTTAAACCCATTATAAACCTTCTGGTGCAATTTCGTCTGCGGCTTCAACAGACTGACTGCCATCAACTATTTCTGCATTAGCAGGTTCTTTGTTGTATGCTTGTTCTACATCGTACCCACTGTATATCGTTCTGATTAAATCTTTAGGCATTCTGATTGTTACTAACCATATTGGCAATTGGTCTAACTTGCCTTTTTTAGTACCTGGTCTAAAATCACTTGATTGTAATACCTGTCTTGGGTACACATATACATCTTTTTTATAGAAAACTTTACAACCATAATCTGTAAGTCTTTTACCACCATCTGGATCTGGCATGTCAGCTCTAGGCCACATAAACGTACAAGTCACAAAATGTCTTAAAATTTCAGGACCTTGTGCTAATTCACCATCTTGCCAATTGTCATAAACGTATAGATTTAATTCGTCTAATACACGTTCAAAATCTTTAAGAATAGTGAATGCTGTGTCGTTATCGTACACATTTTCTATGGTTTTTATGACGTCTTTTATGTCTTGCATTAATAGATACCTTTTTTATGTATTTATCATAAGGTTAAACTTATGTGAGCATTTATGTCTCCTGAAGTATACCGTAAATAATAATATGCAAACAATATGTTTTGCTCAATAAACAAAGGAGTGCTAATGGGTAAAAAAACGTCCAGAAGACGCCAGAACAGGGCAAACGTCCTACCAATCAAACAATACCTTCCAGAAAAACCACAAGATGTTAAGATTGTTCCTAGAACTGTTAATCAGGAATCTTACCTTCTTAAATTGTTAGATCCATCCAAAGACATTGTGTTTGGTGTAGGTCCAGCAGGTACTGGAAAGACAATGATTGCTGTTCAGGTGGCTATCCAAATGTTCAAAGAAAAACAAGTCAATAAGATAGTGGTAACACGTCCGGTGGTAAGTGTTGATGAAGACATAGGTTTCCTTCCAGGTAGTTTAGAGGAAAAGATGGCTCCATGGACTATACCTATATTTGATGTGTTTAAATTATACTTTACCAAAGCAGACATACAAAATATGTTGTTTGAGGGTGTAATTGAAATATCTCCATTGGCTTTTATGCGTGGTAGAACTTTTCATAGTTGTTACATAGTAGCAGATGAAATGCAAAACGCCACTGCAAGTCAAATGAAGATGTTGTTAACGAGAATAGGCAGTCGAAGCAAATTAGCAGTAACTGGAGATCTCGCTCAGACAGATAGACCCAAAGACAATGGATTGTCTGACTTCATTGATAGACTTAATCAAAAGTCAAGTAGTTTAATTGATATAGTGAACTTTATTAAAAGTGACGTTCAAAGGCACGAAGCAGTCAAAGAAGTTTTAAGTATTTACGGAGACTGATTTATAGTAACATCTTGATTTCTACGAATAATGTGGAAACCAAATGCTGTACAACAAATACCACTGGACTCGCCAGGCTGTAATCCGTCTAGGTAAATCATAAAATCTTTATCCATTTGTTCACGTTTTATTTTTCCTAGATCACCACCATTGGCTTTTCCGCTTGGGCAATCGCTATACATTTTTGCGGCTTGCTCGAATGTTAATTCGCTGTCTAACATCTTTTTTTGAATATCAGCAATTAAAAATAATGCTTCTTCCCTTGATACATTTCGTTGACTTCTTGTTGCATCTTCGTGTGCTATTAATATGTGACTACATCTACTCATTTTTTAAATACTTCCAACTTGCTGGAAACTCCTCTTTACAAATATTATGTATTCTATCTGCTACATCACGTGTTTCTTCCTGAGTATCTTTAGCACAACGTAGGTTGCAAACTCTAGCAAACGCATATAGTGTGCCTGACCAATACCATTCGGTCATCATATTTTGTGGTAAAACCATACGTGCTTGTTCTGGTGCTACACCTTTTTGTATCAATGCATTGTATAAAATTAGACAACTTTCCATTGTTGTTTCCATCATATGTTTCATTGTGGGATCTAATTCAATTTCACCAGCACTGCCTTGTTTAGAATTTTGTGGTCTACCTCTCCATGTTTTTGTGCTGTATAATTCAGGCGGAAAGTCAACATATCGTCTTGATACTTCATTCCATACTAAACCAACTTGATGTTTCACAAGTTGTCTTGCTACAAATATTGGTGCTTTAATTCTAAATTGTAATGATGCATGAGCAAAAGGAGACCAGTGATTGTGTTCAGCAAGATACTTTATTAATTTTTCATCTGATGCTTCAAATGTTTCTTTGTTTTTACTGTAACTTACTCTTGCGGCATTCACCACAGATAAGTCTGTACCCATTTTGTCTACTAGTTCTACGATCATTTGTCTTTAAAATATTTCTTTAATTTGTCTGCTTCGCCTGAATGTTTTTCATAGCCTGGCATAGGCTCTTTCTGTGTGTCTAACACTTGCCATGCTTCTGCCCATTGTCTATTAAATTTTACCCAACCTTCTGCCTCAGGATCTGTGTCTGCTTTAATGGCATCTTCGGGACATTCGGGCTCACACACACCACAGTCTATACATTCATCAGGATTAATAACCAGCATGTTTTCGCCCTCATAGAAGCAATCTACAGGGCAAACTGACACACAGGTAGTGTGTTTACACAAGATACATTTATCATTAACTATATACGTCATTATGCTATCCAGTTCCACACACCTCTGATTGCTAATAGCAAATACATCAATTCCATTAATGCTCTTGGTGTGTCTTTATCTTTAATTCCCATTCTTACCCATATTGTGCAACTGAAACAGGCAATTGCCCAACCTATCCATTGTATTTCAGTGTTACCACTGCTTAACAAAAAGGCACTCATCATTGCCAATATAAATCCTAACCATCTCCAACCATCGATATTGTGGTAGTACCGGATCTTCATTTTAAATATTTTGTAGTTTAATCATTGTAGCCGCCAAATTTATCTCAGGATCAGCCACCAATGTGTGATCTACTAATCCTTGTTTAATGACCAATATTGCTTTTTCTTGACGTGCTTCGTCACCGAACAATGTAATATTATCATACAACCATTTGTAAATGTCTTCAATCTCATCTGGACGTGCTTGACTACACACTAGTTTTCTTGCTTCAGTGATCTTGCCTGCTTTGAACAATTCAGTCATTTCTAATTTATAATCTGCTTCGCCTTTGTCTGCATTAGCAGGAGCAATCAATATGCCTTCTTGCGAATTCATTTGCACAGTATTAATACATTTTCTTAAATCAGGATATGTTGCTTTAACATATGTGTCTAATATATCTAAGTCTGGAGTTACTCCTTCGTCCATCAAAATTTTAGCAACTCTTGTGGTAAATTCTGTTTGATCGATACGTTCAATGTGAAAGCCTTGACATCTTGAATGTAGTGCTGGAATAATTCTGTTTGGATAGTTACAAGTTAAAATAAATCTACTTGTTGTGTGATACTCTTCCATCACTCCACGCAGTGCCGCTTGTGCGTTTGGACTTAAATAATCTGCTTCATCTAGCAGTACAATTTTAAAGTCACCAAATGGAATCATTTGTACAAAATTAATAATTGTGTTTCTTATATCGTC